CTTCCTTCTCTGCGGCATACTCCGCATACCCGATCTTCACTCGTTTTTCCTTATGGAGTGCGTCGAGCTTGTCGATGAAAAGCCAGTTGTCGTCGTCCTTGCCTCGCGACCCTTTGACTTTGAGGATCAATTCCTTCCCTCCTTGCCTTCAGTATCCGACTATCAATCTGCATGGCTCTCGTTATCTGCAGATCGTATGTCGCCAAGGTGCTCGCCATCAACTTCGCTGCGTCTGCCGCTGCCTCCACAAGCACCTTGAACGCCTCTGCAATACCTCGCATCACAGCATCAAGCCCGTCCATGACTCCGTATCCCCACCTGGCTGCACACTGTTTTTCGATTGTACCCATCTTCTCTGCCGTTGGGAAGCATCTATACTCTTTGTCCTCTTCCGGGAACACCTCACCCGTGAGGTCTAGGTCGAGCTTTCCGTGATCCGTCACGAAGATTCTCCGGCGGATCATCTTCTCTGGATCGTGGTTGTCGTTGTTGTCATCGTAGTAGTAGACGGAGATATAGCATGCCCTCGCTAAGGCATGGAAATCCGTCATTACACGAACGATGTTGTCGAGCGGAATGCCATTCAGATTTGGCATACAGTTGTAACCAGGCTCGCCTACGTCCATCTGAAAGCGCCCCATGACCAAGCCAGTACGCTTGATGGTCCTGTCCTTCGGCAGAATCTTCATACCTTCCTTCCCTTCCCTGCGTTGTGACTGTGACATTATACTCCTTCACCCCGGCTGAAAAAAGCCACCCCACCCAGGGCGACTGAGCGGGGCGACTCGGAGGTCAATCAATGAAACGCGCTCCACTCTACAGTGAACCGCAGGCCGTCGTCAACCCTTCAAGTCATGCCATCCCTTCTTGTAGCTGCTGGCCCGCAGATGTAAGGACATATTCTACCCAGATGCTTGATCGGCAGTGGGGGTGAGCTGGCGGAGCGTCGAAACCTTCATCGAACTCCTCATCCAACGGCACGCTGTCTCCATCGTGCGATTCGCAGTAGTCGCTAGTCCGGTTGTCGAGGTAGGACAACCAGTGCTTCATCGTCTTCTGCCGGTCGATTAGTTCGTGGTCTGCTGCCTGTCTCCAGCCCTCGATCTCACCAGAGTTTGCAGCCCGGTTGAGTTCCGTCCTTGCGATCCTGTCCGCTCTGTACTTGTGCTGCCACTTCTCATAGCGGGCAACACGGCTCTCAATCTGCTTCGCTGTCAGCTTCGGCAGCCTCGCTCTTGGCGACATCCCTTGTTCCATCAGACGTTCGCGGTAGTGCTGTACGGCTCTGACCTGTTGCTTCGCCAGTCCGATCTGCCCACGCATCTGCCGGGCTGCTTTGTATCCTCCAAAGCCCTGCCGGTATGCGGTCACCATTGTCTGCCGAATGAGTTCCTTTTGCTCTGCGACAATGTTCGTGATAAGGCCGTATCCATACCTCTCAAGGAACGCCAGCGAACGCGGGTTCATGATGTTGAACGGGATGCTGCTGTTCAGCCCTTGCAGAACGGCCTCGCCTCTGCTTGCGAACTGCGCCTCGACGTTGTCTGCTACACCGCGCTCCAGCGGCCTAACCAGGCCATTCCCCCAGTCCATATGCTCCGCCAACAGCATCGGCGTGCCCGCGTCCAGCAGCTCGATCACAAGAGCGTCGGGGATCTGCGTCTCTGCGAACTTGGCAAACGTGTCCGTGATGTACGTCGCGTACGCCTTCTCTGCTGACCGGCTTGGAACTTTCTTCTCGATGATCTGCCCGCGATAGCGAATGCGATGAATCTCCTGCCCGGGAGGAATGACGCGGCCCGTATCCCGGCGAACTGCGACGGCCTGCTGCATCGCGCTCGCCTCCCTACGCCGTGATGCGCTCCATCAGCGCCGACTTCGCTCCTTCGACCTGAGTACCCTCGAAGCCCGCAGCCTCGTTTGCGTCACTCTCTTCCATCTCCGGCAGCCCCGCCAGCGCCAGAATGAAGTTCGTCAGTGTCAGGTTCGGGAATAGTTCGGCTCCGCTGTCCGCCAGCTTTCCGATCACGTCTACAACTTCCTCCAGCGTCGGAACGTTCGGCATTGCGTAGATGACTTCAGGATACTCCTCCAGCCCCGCGAACGCCGCTGCGTTCACGTCAAACAGCCGGGGCACCAGATGTGTATTGATGACTCCCTTGATCGAGTCCATCCAACCCAGGACGGCCTTCTCAAACATGTGCCGCTTCTCTGTCGCCAACGCGAAGCTGCCGACTTTCTCGTGGCCGATCATCACGAAGTCCGCCAACACGACCCCGGCAATCCGGGCGTCGTACCGCAAAATGATCTCATTCACATTGAACTGCCGCCGTCCGCCGGTGGTCATCAGCTCGAATTTGTACGCTTCCGGGTTCTCTGGATCGTGCGGAAGCAGTACACCTTCCTGCTCGTCGCGCCGGACGTTCCGAATGATCGCCTCAAGCTCTGCCTTCAACGACGCGTACTTCGCATCCTTCAACACCTCGAACGGGACGTGCATCACTGGCAATCCGGCCAGGTCACGCTCGATGCCGATGGCCTCGATCTCTTCGATACATGTTTTGAAATGCCACGGCCTGTATGCAGATCGTAGGATGGAACGTCCTTGCGGGTCCCCTTTGCTCTCCGTTGTACGAAAGAGCAAGGACTTGGAAATCGGCATGAAACGCCCCGTGAAGTCCGGTGCGGCAGACTGCCACATCCCACGAAGTCCTCCCCCCTCATCGAACTCCCACTTCAGCAGCGTTTCCTGGCTTCGGATGGCTAGCTTGCGAAATCCGACTAGTCCATCATCGTACTTGCTCGTGGCCGGGTTCGGCTCTTCCTCTGTCGGGAGCACTTCCTTGCCGTTACGGACCTTCCAGCAGATCTCGAACCACGACCATCCGTATCGAAGGAACGAGATGACTTCCGTCACGAAACTGATCCACGAATGGCTCATGTCATCCATGCACTGTTCCAGGAACTCCGCCGCCTTCTCGTCTACCTCTTCATCCCCACCTGGCTGCACACTCCAGTCTGCGCCACGCACGAGCTGTTCAATGGCAAAGAGAATGGCCCCGACCACGGGATCATTCTCCGCCATCTCACGGTAGACTTTCTGGCCTTTCTTTCCCTTCAGTTCTGCGACGAACTCTTCGCGGATTTGTCCACCGTATCGGGAAAGCCCGGTCAGTCCAATCTCGCCCAGCGTAATCGGAGCCGCATTCTCCTGTGTCTGCGTCCCTTCCGGCATTGCGCCCCCTCCGTTCGACTCACCTTCTCGCCGCCTGTAGCGGCGACGTTCGCGCGTTGAGTCTAGTCTACAGGGGTTCGCTTGCGTTGCCAAGTACAGGTGACAGGCAGACGGCTTCGGTTTAGCTGCTGGCTACATACCGTTCGACAGCCTTCCCTTGATCGTTGCACAGGAAAGCGCGGTCAGTGAACAGGATGCAGTGCGAGCTTCCGTCCTTCAGGGTGTAGATCAGGCACGAGATTGGTGCCCGGCCATTGGCGTCCGTGAGCTTCCACGGATCTCTGCCGGGGACGTAGTACTCGTGTCCGCCCCAGTTGCGCCTGAACTCATCGTGTGTCAGTGGCGCTGTGAAGAACTCACAGCGGACGACATCGTGAATCGTCAGCGTCCTCGCTGGCATCATGATGTCGTCTATCGGTGCAGGTTCGTTCGGGTCCTCGTGCTCGACGAAGACTGGCGGAACAAGGATCTTGATGTACATACTCTCACTTCCTTTCGATCTCTCTGTCTCTCTGTCGTGTCTGCCTGTCGAGCGCATCGTACAGCAATCCGTCCTCGAATCAAATCTCTGCGTCACAGAACGGACACCAAAGGAACGGGACGAATCCATCATCCGTCGGGCGATCGCGCCCCCACTGGCTCTTGACGTGGCCCTCCATCTGGCCGACGACGATTGGCCCCGCTGCGTCGCCTTCCGATACCGGCGTCCACTCCAGCCCGTCACGGTGCTCGATCAGGGCTCGGAAGAGGGCGGAACAGCAGACGCGCTTCATGATTCCTCCTGCGTCATAGCGAGGATGAAGGCACGGGTGATGGCGAGAGCCGTGAGATGCCCCAACACGAGGCGAAGCGCATACATCGGATCTGCTCCCCATTCACCCCTTTTGACGCCCGCATTCCAGGCGAGGAATTCCGCCATGCGAAGCGTGCGCCCTTGCGCGTCCTCGTCATCCAGCTTCTGCGCATAGGCACCGAGCGTGTACGCCGCCGCGATGTCGTGCGGGCTGGGGAGCGCGCCGACCCCTATCGCCACTTCATTCCTGTCTTCAGTGTCTCGCGACCATTGAGGGATCATCTTGCCGTTGATGCGATCGAGAACATCGCAGGAGCGTTCAAACCCCATCAACTCCGCCGCCTTGATCCGCAACTCCTCGTCCGTCAGCGACAACACTTC